TGGAACTGTTGTTCTAAACTCTTGTATGCTTGTGCTAGTTCTTCAGCAGAGTTGAATTTCTCTGGAAGCCACTCAGGTCTTAAGTCTTCTCTTGTATATAGTTCTTCTTCACCATCAAAAGTTTGAATAGGCTCTTCTACTTTAGCCAGCATCTCATGAACATGTGAAGGGTCTCCTACTGGGTTAACACCTTCTCCTTGGTACGTTTGTATATCTTCCATTTTAGTCTTTCCTTCTTAATGTGTGTTGTTATGCTTGACCAGCCATAGCCTGTTGCATCTGCTCCATCATCTCAGGGTTCTGAGCCATTTGATCGCTCATACCTTTAGCCATTGCTGGAGTTGCACCTTTAACAACATCACCCATCATTTGAGCTTGTTGTTGTTCTTGCATTTCTGCTTTTTGGGCTTGCTGTGCTTCAGCTTGCTCTTGTTGAATCTGTTCATCAGTCTTAATTAAACCACCTGTGTCAATACCAAGAGATGCACCTAATCTATCCATGTAGTCATCAATGTTTAGTTTCTGTGCAATTACTTCTGGCCCTAAAGGAGCTAAGTATTCTAGGAATTGTGATAGTTTGTTAAGATCTTGACCCCGACCTAATGCTTCCATACCAGTGACAATCTTTGGTTTCACTTTGTCTTTAGGAAACTTAGGCATCTTCTTACTCTTAACCATTTTCTGAAGAAGAAGATTAATTAATGGTAACTGAAATTCTTGAGACAGTACAGAATAGACACCTCCTAGAGTACTCTCTAGTTCTTGTGCCATGAAGCGTACTTCTTCTGCTGTTACTCTCTCAGCATCTCGTTGAACAGAAGAGTTAAGTAGAAAAGCCGCAGCTAATCTTTCTTCTATTTTTTGTGATGACTCCTGTGCTATTCTAAAATCTCCAGCCTTTTGAACTTGGAGAGTAGACACATCTTGTGCATCACCTTGTATTATTGCACCACTTGGTGCTTCAGCTACAGATCTTATTCTAGTAGTACCATTAGGTCTAACTAAGAAAAGTACTTTAGAGGCAGCCGCAGATCCCTCTACTATAGCCATAGTGAGTGCTTCAAGTGACTTAAGGTCACCTAAGTACTCTTCTACTAAACCCCTTCCATAAGATTCTCCATCTACTCTACTAAATCGCAGAGGAATGAAAGGGTTTTTATCTATTGGGTACTTACCAAAAGAATCTGGAATTGGTGTCGTACCTAGTTCTTGATGTATATGCCAATGTTTACCTTTGTTACACACATAAGTAAATAGCTCATAGGGCTTGTCAGGAGACTCAGGGGAAAGTTCCTGTGGTGAAGGAAGCCCTAGAGCTACTCTCGCTTTCTCTGGTATAGTTTTTGCATCCAGAGATTCTTTAGTTATTAGGTATAGTAAGTTACCCATTGGATCACGTTTACAAATGTACCTATCTAAATGAAACACTCTCATCCCTGTCTCATCCTCTGGTAAATAAATTAAACAATTACCAGTTGTGATTAGGTGTTTAAGAGCTTCAAACACAGGTACCCTATAGGCGTGTGATTCTATCTCGTTCATCGCAGAGCGTTCAATCTTAGCTAAACCTTCTTCAACTGCACCCCTTTGTTCTGCACCTGTTAACTCTTGTAGATCAAAGTCATCAATTGTGAGTCTAAAGAATGGGGAATTAGGTGGTAAAAGGGTGAGTAGTAGTTTACTTGCTAAATGATTGACACCCCTAGCACCTATACCTTGGTATGGTGTGTTGAAAACTGAAGACCAGTTTGCACCTGAGTCTTTTAATAGGGATGGAATTGTTACTTTAGCACACTCTCTAGCTCTATTCAGGTATGACTCTCTCTCGCTGAAACCTTGTTCGTACATACTTTTAAGCATCCCCTTCTCAACGTATGTGTCATCCTGTATATCATCTACCATAATTTATGCCGTTGCTCCGACTTTTCTCAATGCACGTTTACCTTTAGCACCCATTTTAGCTTTCTTCCCTTTAGCTGACTCAGCTTGTTTCATAGCTACTTTATTACTACCAGATCCTATTGATTCCGTTGATCCGGGGGCAGCCGATTTTCCGGGTGCGGCATCACTACCGGGATCATCCTTTGCATGTAAACCTAACTTCTGCATACCGCCTTTAAATTGATCTGCGGTTTCATGAGCAAATGCTTTACCTGCGTCTGCCACTCTATGCATTTCAGATTTTACATCAGTAGCTAACCCCATAGCATTAGATTTTGTTTTAGTGGCAGCAGCGTGTGCTTCCTGTTTAGCTTTAGTAGCAGCAGCGTGTGCAGCAGCTTTAGCTTTATCAGCAGCAGCTTTAGCGGCAGCTTTAGATTTCTCCTCAGCAGCAGCAGCAGCTTCTTTACCAGCGTCTAAAGCGGCAGCACCAGCTTCTTTACCAGCGTCTAAAGCAGCAGCACCAGTATCCTGTATCTTCTGCACAACTTTTGGTTTGCTTCCACCGAAGCAGAGGTTTCTGTTTAGGGGATCGTAGTTAAACCTTATATCCTCTGGTCGTAAGTCATCCAGTATTTTAATGTACTCTTTCATAGCACCCTTATGATTTAATAGTTATGCAGTTTTCTTTGCGTATAATTTAGCTTTACCGCCAGTTTTCTTTGATTTATCTTTACTAAGGTCAGCTTTCTTACCTGACCCTTGAGATCCTGTTCCAGATTTACTTGAGTAATTAGCTGAGGACGAACCATCACTACCCCCACCACTATCATTACTACTAGCCATGAGACCCATAGCTTGAAGTCCTTTTGTAGTTTCTCTACCTACGGCACCAAGTGTATTATCTATTGAACCTTCTAAATTAGCCTCTGCTGTTTTAGCGAGTTCATTTGTCTGTCTTTCTGTGTGGTCTTGGAGCTTACCTAACTTTTCTCGTCTGTAGTCTCTAGCCTTAGATAGAGCTTCTCCAGTAGATCCTCCCATAATTATCCTTCATTTAGAAATAGTCTCCAGTCACCACCTTCAGTGCCGGGATGATAGTTTAGTTTTTTAGATAGTAAGGTGAAGTAAGGTGACTCCGCTTCACACGGAAGTATAAACTTACCTATACCTTCATTTGCAAAAAGAGTACTCATTGATTGGAATATAGAAAGAGAGTCTCTTCCATTAACTTTTTTAGTATGCATCCACCAGTAAACTGTAGGACTGAATAAGCAAAATGCTCCTACTATATCAGTACCCTTCTTTACTATGTGGGTTGGCATGAGTGGATGTCTGTTACCATCCTTCTCAGCTTCTTTATAAACTTCTAGTCGTTCTTCTTCTGATGCTATTGGTCTTACTTGTAAGTGTGAAAGTGTTCCCATGATGTGTGTGTGTGTGTATGTGTTAAAGATTACTTATTACCAACTTTCTTCTGTGTGTAACCTGATAGGCCACCACCTTTATACTTTGAATGTGATGTACTTTTACCTTTACCTTTAGCTTTAACTCTGTATTTCCTCCCGGCTCCACTAGTCTTAGGGCCACTATCCTCTATCTCCATCTCTGCCTGAGCTATTTCTGGAGTATCCATTTTAGCAGGAGGCGGTACTGGAGGTGGCATCTTAGGAGGTGGAGGTGCTGTTCTCCCACCCATTATCATCCTCGTATAATTGTTTAAGTCTATCTACAACAGTTTGTTGCCCTTGTAGAAAATAAAGTTCTTCTAAGGTAGTATCTTTAGGTGGTAACTTATTAGGAAACATCCTATCAAGATACGAAAGTAAGTCTTTAGTAACTAAGTTATAGTCCATAAATGTCCACTTTTATATTAAAGTTCACAAGAACCAGCAGTACACGCTAACTCTTGTGAGCTAGAAGTACTATCAAGTGTCTCATATTCAAGGAGTTTCTCCCAATTAATCTCAGGCATACTTTTGTTTAGCTTATTAAATTCTTCTTCAGTACATTCTGTGTAAGGTGCTTGCTTATACACATAGTCAGAGTATGGTAAAAAGGAAACTCCTGATATACTATCGAAATTATTAAAGACATGTGCGCCAACTGTGAGCCACTCTTCTTCCTTTACAGAAATA